GTTCCCCGATCGGTTTGTACAAATCTTTGTGGCAAGCCATAATAGCAAGCCCCGAACTAATAGAAGCATCATATTTCGTTCTGTTATTCATATCGAACTTAGACCAATCGTTTAATGTATCGTTAAAATACATTGTTCCGTATTCACCTTCGGTTATTACACCTACGTGATTTTCGATGTACATCTCAATAGCTGCAGCGTGTGCTTGCTTCATGTCCATACTAGAGTTAGGTATTCCACCTATTTCTTTCTCAGTTACGGAAAGCTTGTTCCATAATCTGTCAGGTCGGTTCATCGAATAACCCCGGTAGCCTCTTCTCTTAAAGTGGTATAATAACCTTGGTTTGTTATTCTCGGCAAGTATTGGCATTCCATAAAAGACGCAAGCCATAAGCACGTCTTCGAAAAATATCTCTGCTGTTTGAGGCCTAGCTATATATTCTAAAAAGAATGTACTAGGTGGCGCATCTTCCATTGTGAATTTAGTTAATCCATGCAATGCACCTTTAGAACCCCTGCCGTCAGTCGTTCCTGAAATATCGTAGCTATCACACCCAAATGCACCAACGTGTTCGTTGCCTGGGTATTTGATACCGTTTTTAACTGTATACTTATTTTGTAGACTTAAACCAGGTACCCAAGACACATTAAAGCGCCCTTGAGGGTTCGGCATAAACACTACTTTAGTATCCTTAACTCCGTTTTCCCACTGAAAACTCCCACGTGTTACAGTATTAGTATTACGCAAGTCTGCATTATAATCAACCTGTTCGTAGATTTTTGCTAAGTTAAAAATACTATTCTTGCTTTCATCACGGAAAGCGTGGTCTGTGGTACGTGGAAACTGGCGGTAGTATTCGTTTAAAGCATCCTGGTCTTGTTTAAGGCCGTCAACTTCATTCTCCCAGTAATCTATAACACCAACTTCGATGCTATCACCGTGTGGGTCTATGGCTTCTTCTTCAGGTGTATTAAATACCGGCTGCCCGTACTCATCAATAAATCCTTCATAGTTCCACTCCATTGGTATAAAGAGTGAATATAATCCCGATTTTGTTTGACCATTATTGTTTCGCTTAGTTACGTCTGAATCTAAATACAACTTCTTAAAGTTGTTACCACCTTTGTCTAAAGCATTCGAGGTACTACCCATCAAACACTTACCGATAATACGAGAACCAAGACGCAAACACGTTTTAGTTACACGCCAGTTGTTTAATATGTTATCAGGCTTTTCCCACTTACCGCTTTCATCATGCACGAGTAGCTTAAGCTTTTCACCATCATAAGAGTTGTCCCCTGTATTCTTCCAGTCAATCGTTGTATCAAGGCCTTCGAGTTGTATTCTCTCTTCTTGTGATTGTATTGACTTACGTGTTAGCTTAGAAGCAGGAACCCTATATGCCAGTTCAGTCTTCGGTCTATCCATACCATCTTGTATGGGCTTAAAGAAAAACGGGTAGTTAAGGGAAATCGGTACGACTTTGTCGGTAAACATTTTCTTTGCATCACTACCGGACTTTGATAAGATACCGAATCTTGCGTCACTTGAGATAGTTGCTTGGTTAACGGTTTCACCTGATGCCATAAATGAGAATCCACTCCGTCTGTTCTTAAGGTAGCACATTCCATAACATCTGGTGTCAACCTTACAGGCTTCCCAAAATATAAAGAAGAGTCTATTGGCTTCTCGATAGTCGGGGTTGCCAACGTCGATCTTACTCCACTGCAAGTACATGTAGTGAGTGCCAGTGATATAAGTACGCTTGCCTTTATTATAAAACCAATAACCGTTATCACGGCGGTTGAATTCTTCATCAATATAACCCTCCCACTTGTTCTTAAATTCATCTGGATATGTTTGCCAATCGAATATACTCTTAATATTTTTAAGCTCCTTAGGATACTCCTGAACAGCCCACTTATCTAAGCCTTTCTTTAAGTTTTTGGGCTCTGGGGGTAGAGCTACGACAAGATTTTGTATTTCAATAATCTCACCTATCTGACCTGTCTTGCTTAATACAATAAGGTCGTGTTCTTTATTGTAACCGTACTTCCACTTCTTACTCTTATTATACCGATGTATCGTAGTAAGTTTTACAGGTTGTACGGTTTTAACTAGATTCTGCTCGTACATTACTTAGAGCGTCTTTCAGCAAAACCTTTGAAAGCTTCTTTCTTTTCTTCTGCTGGTTTATTCTCTAGTATACGTTCTTCTTCTTGCAGTCGGTTTAATATTTCAAATGCATCGAATATCGCTAGCTTCTTAGTAGCAGCAGCGTTTTTTAATCGGTCCGCAGATACATCATCCTCTGTATTAGTAATGATTTTCTCTTGCGCGACTTTAATGAGTTCATCAACAGCTTTGTGACCAGCTAGGATTATACTCTTTTTCGTCTCCTTGATACTCATATTCGATTGTGATTTGATTGACGGGTATACGATACAATCGTTCACCCTCTATATTAAATTCGTATTCCATACCAGGTTTAAACCCTATAAGTGCACCTACTTCAAAACCTTCGCTAGCATATTTGATAATGCCTATTGCAGGTTGTTCGTGGTGCATAGCCAATGTGTCTTTTGCTACTATAGGCTTAACGAAACAGTAGCCGTCTAATGCTTGCCACTCCGTGTTTCTTTTGTAAGCGTAAATCTGATCTGGTTGCACAAAGAATGTATCTTCTTTGTAATATGCCTTAGAGTTCTTTTCTTTACCTCTAATGTCGCGAAAACGTCTAAATACGTTATGGTGAACGATTACTTCGTCACCCGGTTGTATCTCTGAGTCAATCGCTAAGGGTGTGTTTACTACAACACCTAGTCTGCTGGTATAATGATGGTTTTGTACTTCTGTATTTAATAGTAACTCTTTACCACCTATATCTTTCTTCGATGTAGACCTACCGTGTTTTGGTGACACGATAAAGTTAAATATGCTTTGCATTACCAATTGAGATCGTATTCTACAGATACTGCCATGTTCTTGTTAAAGTCTTTCCAGGGCATTACATTATCAGCTTTCTGAATATAGATAGAGTACTTGTCTTCCTCTTCTATAATGTTAACTATAGTATGACCACCATACACTTCCTGTCCAACAGAATAGTGCATGGCGTCATTCTTATAGTCCTTACCTACACTAATCTTCCGGATTATCTGCATCTTCTGCTCCTGTAATCTCTCCGTTAGTTAGGTTTACGGTTACATTACCGTACTCGTCTTCTAAGTCCGCTTGTGTTTGTTTGAGCTGCTTAACCAACCCTTCAACCTCTGCGATAAGTTTATGCTTTTGCATTTCAATACCACCAAGGGTTTTCTGCCCTTCGTTAATAGCGTTGACTAGTGACTGCAGCGTTTCAAGCTCTTTGTCTGTTACTTTTTTCATTTGATTTAATTTAATTGTTCTGTATTATTATTACCTGTAATTACGGTAACTCAAGTTCCTCAGGTTCAGGCGGATTGCAATATAAGCTATCGGGGAACAGCCCGCAATATGTTGTAGCATATTCCTCTCTAGCGCTTGATGAACCAAAGCTATGAATACCCATAGGTGTTGGCCATACTAGATCGTCATCCCAAGATTCGTCGATGCCGTCAGCCCAATCTACATCAACAGCGTATACATCAGATAGTACCGCAGCTGTTAGCTCCTCTCCGTCTTCATCGTACGTGGCAGGTGTTACCACAAGGTAGCCTAGCTTTACAATTCCGTTGTTGTGGGTTGGGTTTCCTTCTTCATCGTGCGGCAGTGCAGCGATTGCAGCGTCTGCAGCTGCTTCATCTACGAACTCGTATTTACGTGTTACTTTCATTTTATATTGTTGTTAGTTCTATACATTCATTATCAGTTAAGGCGGTTGGTAACGCCTTAAATTGTTTTATATTCCCGCTTATTTGGTAAACAGTATTGCTATAAGACCACCCCACAGAACGCAATGTAAAAGCTGTATTTGTAGAGGCTTGAGTTGTTGGTATTTTTGTTCCGTTTATAAAAAAATCAATGCGACTACCGTCTCTTTTTACAAGCAATTTATAATTAGTGTTTTTTACTTGATTAAATGTTGTACTTGCCATCGAAGTTTCTGAGGTGCCCTTCAGCAACATACCGCTAGCAGTGAGCCACAAATAATTTTTATAATCAGCACCGCTACCAGCCGCACCGCCTCCGAATACCATGCCGTTGTTTCCGTCCTTATCAAAAGAACCTTCGTAATAAAACGTAAAATCGTCGTTAGCCCCGAAAGCTACGGGCTTTGCAAGTATATTGTTATTATTACCGAAATCATCCGCTCTCGTTTGACTTGTACCATATGTAGGTATGTAGGATGTTGGATAGGAGCCTTGTTCCGCTTGTAGTCCCCAAGCTAAGACGGAGCCATCACCATCTAAAACATCACAATAGACTTGCGCATAATTTACGGAACTATTAGAAGTTGTCGTTTCAAAAAATATACGATGCCACCCGTTGCCGTAATCTTCAATGCCATAGTTATCATTTACAGCATTTTCTGAATACAAAGTAAAAGCACCATTTGCATCAATGTTATAAAAAACTCCTTCCCCTTGATTATTTCTAAAACGAATACGAGTGGCTGCTCCACTTCCTTTAAAAAAACCTGAAAAAACAAAGTTACTTCCTTGCGTTCCTATAGACCGTTGAACCCTTGACGATACTTCGGTTGCAGTTACTTTGTAAGCAAACCCACCACCGCTTGGGTTTGCTTCGGATTCAAGTGATAAAGTAGCACTAGAAGCAATACTAAGTCCTGCGATGTATTCCGACTGCGTTATCAAATTAGTCCTTTGTGGCTCTAACAACAAAGACGCTGTGCCACTAGAGTAATCTATGCGTGGCTCGTTTTCTAATATTCCTGCTTTAGCTGTCGATGCTCCTGATTCTATATACGGTAAAGCCGCAAGACCTTGATTGAGCATTGCATCTTGGATGTAGATGTTACCTAAAGTTCCAGATACAGATGAACCGCTTGATGCTGGATAAATTCTTATTTGACTTGTATCTAATACTACAATTTCGCATCTATACCAATCACTTGCTCCTACTCTTTGAATTGATGCACTTGGCGTATTAAAAGTTCTGGTTATTGAACCATCCCCTTCTAAAAGAAAAGACGCTTCCTCTACATCACCACCACTTGCCCAAATGACCATATGTTTTAAAGAACCCGCTTTAGCATACAAACTAATGGTATGAACTCCAGTTTTAGATATACCTTGAGCAATATAAGTACCCGATGTGTTTTGTTTATCAATTAGCCAAGCATCGTTTGTTCCATCATATCCTGCTTGACCTCCTGTAACTATATTTTGTCCTTTTTGCCAAATAGTAGGTGCAACACCTCCGTTGTCAAACAAGTTTGAATTCAACAACAGATTCTCATACCCCTTCTCTATTAAACCATCCTCATTAACTCTCGTAGCTGATAAGTTGCTACCTCTTGCAAAGGTAAACTCTCGAGGGTAAAATCTTCCAGAATCATCACTGACAGTGGAAGCTAATAGCTTAGTGTCTTTTGCTGCCCAGTTATCTCCACCGAGTTCTAACGATGCGTTACTCATATACTGTATAGTTTAAGGCTAATGCCATTTCTTCGAATGTTTCGTAAGTTGTTGCCCCTGTTAATATTTCGCAATCTATATCGGATAGTGCTTCGGGGAAATAAAGAACTTGTTTTACCTTTAGCCCATAATCCAACATTGCATTAGTTGGCTGACTTCCCGTTAAATTTAAATGGGTGATGTCGGTTGTAAAGTCGGAATATGTCATGGTGTTGGAAGTTTTTTGCACTCCGTTTAAAAATGATTTGTTATCACCACTGCTCCATTTACCCAAATACTTGTAATTATTTCCCGCTGAAAATTGAGCTCCTAACGTGTCATTAAACAAAGTAACTCCCCCGCTTTGACGGGTCATTTGTACTTGTTTCCCGTTTTTTATCCCAAGGATTGCTGAATCATTATCTACACCGCGGCTTATGTAAAACCTTTGTTCATCTCCCACTTTTACTCCGTAGAATTCAAACTCAACAAATAAAGTAAAATCCGCTTTACTTAAGTTTAAGGTAGAGCTTAATGCAGCATCCGCCCCCCTTGTAATGCTTCCGCTCGAATGGTTTGGTATGTAAGAAGAAGCATAGGAGGCGTTAGATTCTACTTGCAACCCATAAGCGTTAACGCTTTTACCGATTGCAGAACCCGCGCCACCAAAACCAGCACTTGAACTATTTGACAAATATATACGAGCCGTTGGGTTGCCAGTATATCCCGTGAATGTTGCGCTTACTCTATACCACCCGTTACCATAATCTTCAATGGTTTCATTTGATGTTTTTGCTCCGCTTGTTCCTATGCTCCCATTTTGAATATCAAAATTTACAAAATGACCAGCATCACCCGACATTAACAATTGTATATATTGGTTATTTGTATATTTTACAAATACACTAATATTTGTCGGGTCGGTCGCAGTAAATACATTTGAGCGAAAATAAGATGAGGCAGAATTGTTGGAGGTAAAAAGAATTGCGTTTTGTAATCCTTCGGGACTTGTTGTATTATTATATTCAATTGCCCCATTTAATATTAAAGTGATATACTCCGATTGCACCAAATTAGTCCTACTCGGTTCCAATAAAAGAGACGGGCAAGTTGATCCACCACTGTAATCCAGTCTTGGGGTGTTTTCAAGAAGTCCCGCTTTAACCGTTGTAGTTGTTGTTTCAATTGGTTTAGTTGCCGCGAGACCAATTTCTAGCTGGGCATCTTGGATGTAAACAGAGCCACTTGTTGCAGAAGAATCAAAAGCAGCCTCTGCAGGATATATCCTTAAAAAAGAAGCACTTGTTGTGGTGGAGGAAAATGAACAGCGATACCAGCCATTACCAACATCTTCCATACTACTTGATATTACTGGGCCGCTATTAGTTGCAACGCCATTAATTAAATCAAAATAAACTCTTGGAGAGTCAGCGTAAATTCTTACATACAAGAAATTACTTTCATTTGCTTTAGCGTATATACTAAAAGTTTGTACGCCATTATCAATATTGCTTTGATTCAGATGCCCATTCGCACCGCTTTTACTTAAAAGCCAAGCATCATTCGTTCCGTTATATCCACTTTCTCCACTTGTAACGCTTGTACCATAAGTAGTCCAAGTAGTATCAAATTGATTACTCTGCAACAACAGATTCTCTCTACCTTTCTCAATAAGCCCGTCAGCATTTACGCGAGTAGCTGATAAGTTAGATCCTCGTGAAAAGGCGAAGTCTCCATAATTGCTAACTTCTTTGACTGATATGTTGTCAATTGAAAAAGCCCCTGCT